AGCTTATTTGAAAGCTAAATACCATGTCATTGAATCAGACGGATTGGAAGCAGATGACCTTATGGCTATCGAGCAGTCCAAAAGACCTCTCGAAACCATCATCTGCACACGCGATAAAGATTTGCGACAAGTCCCCGGATGGCACTACGGATGGGAGCTGGGTAACCAACCTCAGTTCGGCCCAATGTTGGTGGACTCAGTTGGACTTGTTAGACTCTCAGCCGATCGTAAAACAATCAAAGGATATGGAGAAACATTTTTCTATTCCCAATGCCTAACAGGTGACCGGGTAGATAGCATCCCTGGACTAGATGGTTGTGGGCCTGTTAAAGCCTTTGATATCTTAGATGGGGCAGAGACATTAGATGAATGTTTTAAACGTGTCCTAGAGGCTTACAGAGGCCTCTATGGCGATCGTGCAGAAGAAGAACTATTAGAACAAGGAAGATTACTATGGATGACCAGGGAGTTGACACAGGAGGGGAAGCCAGTGCTATGGAGTCTCCCCGTAATAAGCTAGAGATTGAGTGGCTGTATGACTATTACGATTGTGAAGATTGTGGTATGTCAGATGCACTGGGTGCTATTGTACGATTTAATGGAGCTGTAATTGCTGAGCTTATGCCACAAGCATCCTGCTTTTCCTCTACAACGTATGATGAATCAGAAGTGTATGCAACCATCTTCAACATTCTAGGTATTGACTTAGAGTTTACAGATACAGAGCTTCGTCCTCCTATGGAGATTATGAGGGAGGATGACGATGACGACGAGGCTTTTTAACGGAGGTCAATGGACTCCGGCTAGATTTAATTCATTCGTTAAGAGTGCATTGCGTTCAGCCTCACAACGTTGGCCACCTAAATACTCCTGCCTATCTGAAGCGTGTGTAGGTCAGAAGATCAATCCTAAGTCAGGTCGTCTAGCTAAGCATTACAAATGCAAAGCATGTGAGATAGACTTCCCAGCTAAAGAAGTTCAAGTCGATCACATCAACCCTATTATTGATCCTGTAGCGGGGTTCACTACATGGGATGATGTAGTTGATAATATGTTTTGTGAACAAAGTAATTTACAGGTTCTCTGTACCACTTGTCACAAAGCAAAAACCAAAGAAGAAAAAGAAAGAAAAATAACTAATGCAAAATCAAAATGAATACAAAGGCTTCTCCCTCTTTAACGACATCGAAGACATTGTGCTCCGTATGCGTAATCGCTCTGTTGTAATGTGCAACATGGCTTCGGATCACTCTGATAAACGCACTAAGCGCATCAACCCTAAAGGTGCTTCGTTGATTCTCAACTACTTCGCCAGTATCCCAGTTGCTGAGCGTGACGATGTTAAGAATCTGTTCGCTAAGGAGATGGAAACTCGTGGATTCATTCTCACAGCGTGAACATCTATTCACAAATCTGATGGAAAAACTAATGACACAAGGTACTAAGTACGACGCAGACAAGCCTCGTATGGATTTGATTGATCCAGATGCTATTACAGGTCTGGCAGGTGTGCTGACATTCGGTGCACAGAAGTATGCAGCACATAATTGGCGACAAGGTATTAGTAATTCTCGATTGATTGCAGCCATGTTACGTCACCTGTTTGCTATTATGCGAGGTGAATATATTGATCCCGAAAGCGGACTTCCTCACATCGACCACGTTGGTTGCTGTTGGATGTTCTTGTCAAATAACATGAAGAACCGTCCTGATCTGGACGATGGTTGGAACAAAGGAAATAATGAGCAAAGTTAAACTCGTATGGGCAACACCTAATGGTGAAGACTTGGTAGCCTATATGGCTCGTGTAAGTAACCCAGGTAATCAAGACAATAAAGAATCAGCTCCTAAGCTGTTGCAATACTTGGCTCGTAATAAACACTGGAGCCCTTTTGAAATGGTTAATGCATGTGTGGAGATTGAAACTACTCGTGACATTGCCCGTCAAATCCTGCGTCATCGTAGCTTTTCCTTTCAGGAATTCAGTCAACGATATGCAGAAGTCAATATGTTTGACACTCGTGAAGCTCGATTGCAAGATGTTAAGAATCGTCAGAACAGTATCCCTGTTCAAGATCGTGAGCTGGAAGACATTTGGCAGAATAAACAGAAACGACTGATTCGAGAAGCATCAGAAGCATATCAATGGGCATTGTCCAATGGCATTGCTAAAGAGCAAGCTCGTGCTGTATTGCCAGAGGGTAATACAATGAGTCGTATGTATATGAACGGTAATCTGCGTAGCTGGTTGCACTACTTGCAAGTACGGCTTGACCCATCCACCCAAAAGGAACATCGTGTCGTAGCAGAGCAAGTTAAGAATGCTTTGCTGCCTCAGTTCCCTAACATTTTGAAAGTGATTGAATAATGCGTATCGCTGTAATTCCTGATACCCAAGTTAAGCCCGGTGTTGATCTCACTTACCTCGGTAAAATTGGTGAATATCTTGTAGAGAAACAACCAGACGTAATCATCCACCTAGGTGACCATTGGGATATGCCTAGCCTGAGCAGTTACGACGTAGGTAAGAAATCCTTTGAGGGTCGTCGGTATAAGAACGACATTCAAGCAGGTAATGATGGTATGGCAGAGCTGCTGTATCCACTGAAGAGCCATAACAAGCGTGCTGCAGCCAACCATAAGCCCCGTTACCGGCCTGAAATGCACTTCCTGATGGGTAACCATGAGAATCGTATTAACAGGGCTGTAAACGACGATGCTAAGCTTGAGGGCACTATTGGTGTACAAGACTGCAACTTAGACGATTGGATTGTTCATGACTTTCTTGATGTGGCTATTATTGGAGGTATTGCTTTTAGTCACTACTTCGTTACTGGTGTTGCTGGTCGTCCTGCTTCTACAGCAAGTGCTCAATTGAACAAGAAACACATGAGCTGTATCGCTGGTCATCAACAAGGTTTGCAGATTGCTACAGCACACCGAGCTGACGGTCAACGATTAACTAGCATCATTGCAGGTAGCTGTTATGAGCACGACGAGGACTACTTGGGTGCTCAAGGTAATAAGCACTGGCGTGGTTTCATGATGCTACATGAAGTTAATGATGGGCAATTCGATCTGATGCCAGTCTCTTTGGATTACTTGAATAAGAAATATAAATGAAAACAATTCAACAAGCAGCCGCAGAGCTGCAATATCAATGTCATTCCCAAGCTCGTGATGCAGGCTGGTGGCATGACATTGCAACAGGAAAAAGTATTACAGAAAATCCTTATTGCTTTAGTAATAAGCTTATGCTGTGTGTTTCTGAACTCTCCGAGGCAATGGAAGCAGATCGAAAAGGGCTAATGGATGATAAACTACCTTACATGGATGGACGAGTCGTTGAATTGGCCGATGCTGTTATCCGTATTTTCGATCTGGCTGGCGGGTTTGGTATGGATTTGCCTAAGGCTATTGCTCACAAGATGGAGTATAATGCTAGTCGGCAAGATCACAAGAAAGAAAATCGCCTAGGTATTGGCGGTAAATCGTATTAAATATAACAAGAAAGAACTAATGACAGAACAATCTCTCCGCTCACAACTCCTCCTGCGTCGTACATACAACCGCCCTCTTGATGAGGCGGGTAAAGTGTTTGAAACCTTTGAACAGACAGTCGATCGTGTTATCGGTCACCAGCAATGGCTCTGGAGCCGATCTAAGAAAAACTACCTCACCAATGTACAAGCAGCTGAACTTACAGAACTCCGACAGCTCATGCTTGAACGCAAAGTGCTTATGTCAGGACGGACATTGTGGTTGGGCGGTACTGATGTGGCAAAACGCCGTGAAGCATCCCAATTTAATTGCTCGTTCACAAATGTGGAAACAGTCTATGACGTTGTTGATGTCCTCTGGCTGCTCATGCAAGGGTGCGGTGTTGGCTTTCGACCAATCGTTGGACAGCTCACTGGCTTCCAGAAACCCATTGAAGAACTAGAAATCATTCGTAGCACAAGGACAGATAAGAATGGAGACCAAGGTAATACAGAAACCTTTGAAGACGGAGTGTGGACAATCCGAGTCGGTGACTCAGCAGAAGCCTGGAGCAAGTCCATCGGTAAGCTGGTTGCTCATAAGTTTCCCGCCCGTAAACTTGTACTCGATTTCTCGCAGATTCGCCCTGCTGGTGAAAGGTTGAAAGGATATGGCTGGATTAGTAGTGGTGACGAATCTATCTCGAAAGCTTACGAAGCGATCTTTAAAATTCTTAATCGTCGTAGCGGTAGCTTGCTTACTCGTATCGACATTCTTGACGTTGTTAATTGGTTGGGTACTGTCCTCTCTTCACGCCGCTCAGCTGAAATTGCTCTGTTTGAGTATGGAGAAGATGAATGGCAAGAATTTGCGGTAGCCAAGAACAACTGGTGGGAAAACAACATCCAACGTGCTCAGTCCAATAACAGCTTGTTGTTCAATCACAAGCCCACTAAGGACGAGCTGCAAGGAATTGTTGACCTGATGGTTGAGGCTGGTGGTAGTGAGCCAGGATTTATTAACGGTGTAGCAGCTCGTAAGCGTGCTCCGTGGTTTAAAGGTGTTAACCCTTGTGCAGAGATTCTGTTGGGTAACAAGTCGTTCTGTAACTTAACTGAGGTTGATCTTGCCAAATTCAAAGGAGACTCTGCAGGCCTTCGTCGAGCAGTTCATCTTGCCGCACGTGCCAACTACCGACAAACCTGTGTTAATCTCCTTGATGGAATTCTCCAGGAAGCCTGGCACCTTAACAATGAATTCCTCCGCCTTTGTGGAGTGGGTCTTACAGGTATCGTTCGACGACCAGACTTGGGAGCATACGACTACCAAGAACTTCAACGGACTGCTACTTCAGGCGCTTATTCAATGGCTGATGAGCTTGGGACTCCACGACCTAAGAACATCACAACAATCAAGCCCAGCGGGACACTTAGTAAGGTCATGGACACTACAGAAGGCGTCCACAAGCCACTGGGTAAATACATCTTCAACAACGTGAACTTTGGTAAGTTTGATCCATTGGTTCCGTTGTGTCGATCAGCTGGTTACAAAGTGATTGACAATCCTACCGATCCCTCTGCTGTATTGATTACGTTCCCTGTTAAATGGGATGACGTACCCTTCGATAAGTTTGAGAAAGATGGTCAGGTTCTTGAGGTTAATCTGGAGAGTGCTATTGCCCAGTTGGAGCGTTACAAGATGCTCATGGAAAACTGGTGTCAACAGAACGTCTCTGCTACTATTAGTTATGCACCGGAGGAAGCAGATGGGATTGTGGAGTGGTTACATTCTAATTGGGATAGTTATGTCGGAGTTTCTTTCCTGTTTCGGGCTGATCCCACTAAGTCAGCCAAAGACCTAGGATATTTGTATTTGCCCCAGGAGGTAGTTACTAAAGCGAAATACGACGAGTATGTAGCACGTATTCAGCCAATTGAGTTGGACAAGTCTAACGATATTGATGCTGAGGTGGAAGATGATTGTTTGACCGGGCACTGCCCAATTCGCTAAGGAGATATATGGCTGATATTATTTATTCCCAACCGCATTGCCCAGGATGTGTAGCTCTTAAAGAGCGATATAAACGAGAAGGTATGGCGTATACAGAGATTGTTATCGGAGAGGATATTTCGGTATCTGAGTTTCGAGAAACCTATCCTAATGTACGTGCTGTTCCTTTCGTTGTTCCTGATGTAAAGCAATAAGCAAAAAAAAAGCCCCTAGATTCCAAGGATTTATTCCAAGGAGCCTAGGGGCTTTCTCATTTCAGCGTTCGTATTCCAGAATAATCTGTTTACACAAATTGCTGCGTACAATATCCTGAGGGAAGAACTCGATAGTTTCAATCTCAGGGATAAACTTCAAACGTTCAATAGTATTCATCAGACCTGAATCTGGAATATCTACTTGACGACTATCTCCAGAGAAGATTACTTTAGTATTCTCTCCAATACGTGTAAGGAGCAGTTTAAACTCCTTATCCGTCATATTCTGACATTCGTCAACAAGAACAATAGCATTGTCAAACGTTGCTCCTCGCATAAATCCGAGAGGCTTCGGCTCAATCTGCCCACGCTTACGGAACAAGTCGTACAGAGACTTACCGAAAGCTCGGATGAACACTCCTTCAAACGGTTCCAAGTATGGTGCATATTTTTCCTCTAGCTCACCTGGGAGAAACCCCATAGAGCGACTAGCCTCAACGTTAGGACGTGTGACAATAATCTTGTTAATCTCTCGGTAGAAAAGCTTCTCCGCTGCGTAAGAAGCTGCTACATAGGTTTTCCCTGTGCCAGCACTACCAATACCAAACACTACATCACTTCTTTCGATAGCCTCCAGATACAATTGCTGAGCCAGATTCTTAGCAGTAATTCCTTGGAATCGTTGCACTGGTTCAACTTGTTCTACCACTTGCCGTTTACGTGCAGTTTTTGTACTTGCCATTTGAGTTTTATTTCTTTTTACGTTTCATCCGAGGGTCATGTTGATTCATGGCCCTATTTTTACTACGCGACATTACGCTTAGGTTTTTAGAAGATTTATCACTAGTATTGTGATTTTTATGATCTATATCTTTTTTATCACCCTTCTTCACAGCTCCCTTACGCTCCATAATCGCTCGTGCATGATTACGCTCAGCACGACGCTTCTTTTGCTCTTCTGAACTGTTATAGGCACGTTGCCGAATAGAATCAGCTGACGCTCCTCGTTTATATTCACCCTTCTTCGCCATTACTCCTCCTTCATCTTCTTACGGAAAATTGCCATCACTTCACCAGCTGTCTTAGGTGTTGTGTATTTACGTCCTTCCTTATTCAGGAAGATAGGCTTGTTAGCCTTAACCACTGCCTCTGATACGTAACGTGTAGCAGGGGTGTTAGGGTTTGCCTTAATCAACTCGGCTGCATTAGCAGGTACGAAGTGGTACATGTACGCCTCAGTTTGAGTAGGTTCACGTCCCAATTCTTTCTTAGCTTTCTGCAGGTTCTGCTGAGTGAATCCCTCAAGAACAACTTTCACCTTCTCAGGATTAGTTCGATCGTTGAGCGTATAATCCAGCCCTTGCTTAGAAACTTGTTCCATCCAAGTACCCTTAGTAAACTGAGCCAGTCCCAGGGCAGAGCTGGTCTTAGCTTTAGCTGTTGCCACCCCTCCGCTCTCAGCTTGAATCAGCTTACCCGTGTAGCTCTTCATGTCAAAGCCCTTAGGAGCCTCTACAGGAGCTTTAGGAGCTTCAGGTATAGTAGCCCTAGGCTTCTCTGTCCAATCGCGCTCCCAGGGCATTTTAACGCTTCCTACAGCCTCTTTAAC